GCTGCCGAGGGCAGCCGAGCTCCAGCAGGAATGGGTCGAGCGCAACACGTCGCTCATCCGCCTCGAGCAGCGCGCCCGCCAGGAGGTGGCCCGCATCGTGGACGCCCCGATCCGGGAGGGCGTGCGGGTGGAACAGATCCGAGACCGGATCCAGGAGCGCATGAACGTCGTGCGCTCGCGTGCGGAGCTCATCGCCCGCGACCAGACGCTCAAGCTCTACGGGCAGATTCAGGAGGAGCGGCAGACCCAGGCCGGCATCGAGGAGTACACCTGGTCGACATCCTTGGACGAGCGAGTCCGCGGCAACCCGTCGGGCATCTACCCCAAGAGCCACGGCAACCACTGGAAGCTCGAGGGCAGGACGTTTCGCTGGGACGATCCGCCGGTGGTCGACGAGAAGACGGGGCGCAAAGAGCACCCGGGCGGAGACTTCCAATGCCGCTGCGCCGCCATCCCGGTGCTCTCCGATGACCTCGAGCCCATCAGCGAGGTGCGCCCGTCGGTGCGCCCACGAGGCGAGCCCGCCAACGACATCCCCGAGGACCTGCCGCCAGAGCCCGGTCCCGATCCGGTGGAGCAGGAGCGCCAGCGGCTGGCCGAGGAACGTGCCCAGCGTGAGGCCGAGCGGGAAGCGGCACGCCTGGCTGCCGAGCAGGAGGCTGCCGTCCAGGCAGCACGCGCGGCAGCGGAAGCCGAGCGCGTCGCCACGACCGAGGCCGAGCGCATCGCCGAAGCTGCCCGGGCATCGAGAGCCGCCGCCCGGGCAGCCCGCACAGCCGAGGCGGCCCGGGTCGTCGAGGAGTCACGAGCGGCGCGCATCGCAGCGAGCGGCCCGGAGATCGCCACCAACGAGCACCTGCAACGGGTGGCCCAGTCGCTCGGCCTGCAGGTGAGCGGAGACGTGGCGGGCATCGAGAAGATGCTGGGCCGCAAGCTGCGAGAGGCCGAGCTGGGGCAGCTCACCGGAGCTCAAGCGCTCGCCGAGCTCGGCCCGGTGAAGGGCACGATCCGCATCAGCGGCGGCGCCGTCGAGTACCAGCTCCAGGCCAACGGCGGACACCGGCAGCAGGGCGGCGCCAGCATCATGCGGACCATCACCCGCAACGCCAAGGGCGAGACGCACGTGTATCACGACCACTACTTCACCCACGCCTCGGCCCAGGGGGGAGGCACCGGGGCCAAGGTGTTGCAGGGCATGTTTCAGACCTACAAGGATCTGGGCGTGACCCAGGTGGGCGTGAGCGCGGTCGACGTCGGCCAATACTACTGGCCGAAGATCGGCTTCAAGGCGTCGCCCGCGCTGGTCGCGTCGCTCAAGGCGGACTTCGTTCGGTACCTGCAGAGAGAGGCGGGGCTGACCCCGGAGGTGGCGCAGGCCCTGGTGTTCCGCATGCGCGCGGCGCGAGACATCGCGATCGCCGACGTCACGGGATACCGGCGGACGCGGGTGACCCCAGCGGGTCCCGGCCACGCCGAGCAGGTGCGCCAGCTACGCGCCGGCCAGGACTTCCTCATCCACGGCAACCACGCCCAGGTGAGCGGGCTGAAGATGAAGCTCAAGGACGGTGACGCAGGGTGGGAGATCGCCAAGCGGGAGCTCGGTTTGAAATGAAACGCCGGACCGGCTAGACTTGGAGTGGTATTTGCGTGAGCACAGGAGCCCGAAATGGCACGACCCGAATCGGACGATGACCTCGCCACCGAGCTGATGGACGCCGAAGATCCGGAGCCCGCGGACCTCTTGCGCTTCGATCGCCAAGGCAATCTCATCTCGGGCGCGTACACCGACGACCCGCCCAGCGAGACGCCGGAGCCCGACCAGAAGTAGCCGCCATGATCCTCGCTGCCGCACCCCGTCGCCGTGATCGCCCCATGCGCGGCGTGACGACCGAGCAGCGCCGCACGCTGCGGATCGTGACAGCGCTCACCCTGCTCCGCGAAGGGCGCTCTCCGTCGCTGCGCGAGATCGCCGCCGAGCTCCGCATCAGCAAGGACTCGGCCTTCGATCGGCTGCACTGGCTCGCCAAGAAAAACCTCTGGTGCCAGAGCAGCCGCGCGCTGACCCCGTCGGGGCTGTCGGTCGCGCTCGAGCTATTGACGCGGCGCTGAGGGCTCCCAGCGTTGGGTCATTCTGCCGTGGTTCAGCGGCCGGCTGACCCCTACGATCCGGGGCAGTGGCCAGCGTCCAGCGATTCGACGTAGGGAGACTCGACCGCGCCAAGCGGACGGGTGCCGGCGGCGCGCGGGTACCGGCCTCCGTCGCTCGTACTGGGGTCCAGGTCTACACCGACGAGCGCGGCAACGTCGTGCGCGAGTACCGCCCGCCCGAGGCCGTGTTCGCGCCGGCCTCGCTCGAGACCCTGGGCAGCATCCCGGTCACGGTAGGGCACCCGGCAGAGGGCGTGAATCCTCGCAACTACCGGCAGCTGTCGGTGGGGCACGTCTCCGACGCACCGTCTGGGCGCCGCGCGGACGGCCCGCTCGAATGGCTCGACACCGCCGTGGTCGTCCACGACGCCGACGCGCTCCGCAAGGTCGAGTCCGGCGAGCTCGCCGAGGTGAGCATGGGCTACCTCGCCGACGTGATACCGGAGGCGGGCATCGCCCCCGATGGGCAAGCCTACGACGCCAAGCAGACCAACATCCGTTTCAATCATCTTGCGCTGCTCAAGGATGGGCACGCGCGCGCCGGCTCGGGAGCGCGCCTGCGCCTCGACGGCCACCAGGAGCCTATCCCCATGTTCGTTCGCCACGACGACAACACCACGCCCGCGTCGCAAAAGCTCATCGTCAAGGTCGACGGCATCGACGTGGAGAAGGGCAGCGACACCCACCTGTCCCTGCTCGACCGCAGCATCACGGCGCAGACCAAGCGCGCCGACGACGCGACCACGGCGCTCACCGCAGCGCAGACCCTGAACGGCGAGCAGAAGGCCAAGCTCGACGCGGCCGAGCTGGAGCTCAAGACGCTCAAGGCCCAGGACGTCAACGTGCTCGTCGCCGACGAGCTCGCGTTCCGCCAGTCGATGCTGCCTGTCCTGCCCAAGGTAGACGGCAAGCCGTACGACTTCACCGGCAAGACGCGCGAGCAGGTGAAGGCCGACGCGGTCGGGCCCGCCGTGATGGCCGAGGCCGCCAAGCTCACGAGCGACGCCGAGCGCTCTGGCTTCATCGGGGCGCACCTGAAGATCAAGCTCGACGCGGTCGGCAAGGCGCCGGCCTCCTTGCACGTGCCGTCGGTCGTCACCGACTCGACCGATCCGACCAAGCCCAAGAAGCGCCGCGACGCGCGCGCCGACGCCTTCAATGCCTCGTTCGGGGCAGGAGACACTAAAGCACCATGACCTCCCTGCTCGTACCCGCGGAAACGCTCGGCCTCGCCACGGCGGGCAGCATCAGCCGACTCGGCGCCTTCACCACGACCAGGACGCTCAACCAAGCGCTGGGTCTAGCTGAGGGCCTGCTCGTGGCTCCGTCCGGGACCAAGGGTCAGGAGTGCATCTCGCCCTCCACGGCGGCGCTCGTCCAGGCCTCGTGCGGCTGGAGCGTCTGGCGTCCGATGAGCGAGGACTTCGACACCACCCACCACTACGCCGACAACGAGGCCGTAGCGGTGATGGAGTCCGGGCACATGCACGTGCTGGCCGAAGGCACGGTGGTTGCCGACCAGCCCGTGTATGCCCGCATCACGAGCGACGGCGGATCGAATCTCGTACTCGGCAAGGCCCGCGGCGATAGCGACGGCGGCGTGACGCTCACGACCACTGCGACGGTCGACGGTCAGTACACCGTCGGGCTCTCCAACGGCGTGGTCACCGAGTACTTCCAATTCACCGCCAGCACCAGCACCGCCACCCAGATCGTGACGGGCCTGGTCGCTGCGATCGATGCGTCCGCCAACTTCGCCGCGACCGGCACCACCACGGCCACCATCACGGCGCAGACCGGCAAGGAAGTGAGCATCGTGTTCCTCCAGGCGCCCACCAACGCCGCCGAGCTGCTCTACGTCAAGACGGACACGCAGAAGGCCGTGCGCGTGCCCGGCGCCTTCTTCGATCAATCCCGCACGGGCGCCGGCCTGGTCGAAATCCGCCAAGCCAAGCTCAACTAGTCCGCGCCATCGCGCGTTGAACGAGGAAAACAATGCAACTTCATCAGGTCGATCTCGGGTTCAACGATGGCGCCGGCGGCTCCTCGGAGGGCGGCGGTTCCGTGCTGCGGCTCGATGCCGACGGCTGCCTCGACATGGACTGGGCGCGCGCCGCGCAGGCCCGCGGGGCCTTCGACTTCTGCCGAGGACTGCCCGACGGCTTCCGCTCGGACAGCGCGGTGCCCTTGGCACGCGACCTGAACTACGTGCTCGAGTACGTACGCGACCACTACCGGCCGCTCAAGTACGCGACCGTGCTGCAGAGCGAGCCCATCCCGGACTGGGCCGAGCGCTGGGAGATCAGCAAGATCACCGGCACGGGCTCGGTGCAGCTCTCGTCCCAGGTGGGCCGCCAGGACATCGTCACCAGTGACATCAGCCGCGACACCGCGACGGGTCGGGTGTTCGAGATCGTCAACGGCTACAAGTACTGGAATCGCGAGCTCGTGCGCGCGGCCGTCACGGGCATCAATCCACAGACCGAGCGCGCCATGATCCAGGCGCAGGCGGCCGAAGAGTTCCTCGATGGCCTGATCGCCACCGGCCTGGTCGGCACGCAGTACGGCAGCGGCGGAGCTCGGGACATGGGCCTCGGTCTCACGGGCCTCGGCAACGACGCCAACGTGGTCGCCGACGGCATCGTGACCGCCACGACCAAGGCCTCGGGTGCCACCGGCGCCTGGACCACGGCCGTCGCCGCGGACTTCGCGCTCGTGCTCGATGATCTGCACGCCGTGGTCTCTGCCGTGTACACGCGGTCCAAAGAGAAGCACATGGCCGACACGCTCATCATGCCCCAGGACGAGCTCAATGCGCTGGTGCGGCTGAGGCCCGCGGGCTACGCCGCCAATGCGCTCAACACCTTCAAGGAAGAGTGGCGGGCACGGCTCGGCAAGGACGGCCGCATCATCGTCTGGGACCGCTTCGCAGCGCTCGGCACCATCAGCACGGGCCCGCGCATCGCGGCGCTCAATGCGTCGGACAAGAACGTCGCGGCCTACATCACCGGCAAGCCCTACGGCGTCGACCAGGTGCGCGAAGTCACCCGCGGGTTCGAGGCGAATGCCTCTCTCGTGACGGGCGGCTGCCGCATCCTCGACTCGTCGGGCATCGCCTACCTGGACATCGCGGCCTAACGGGGCCGCTCGGCGGTTCCGCATGACGGTCAGCACGGCCAGCTTCCTCGTCGCCTTCCCGGAGTTCGCCAAGGCGAATACCGCGATGGTGACGGCGCAGCTGGCGATGGTCGAGCTCGAGGTCTCCGACAGCTTCGGCGAGTCGCGGGACCTGGCCGTCATGCTGAAGCTCGCCGACGCGCTCGCGCTCTCGCCCTGGGGCAGGGATGCCCGCGTGGTGCCGAAGGGCGTCGACAACGCGTTCAGCTCCACCTACGGCGTGCGCCTCCAGCGCATGCAGGAGGCCAACGCCGTCAGCGCAAGCCGGCTCGGTTCCCCCGAGGCCTGCTGATGGCGACCATCCCCGAGCGCCAGGGCCGCGCGCCTGTCGCGCTGCCGCAGGGCGAGCTCGTCATCACCGTCGGCGTGCACGGCGACGACGGGGCCGAGGACCACCTGGGCGGCGGCTCCTTCGCGGACGACGGCGCGGTCGAGTCCTCCGGCCTGACCGTGGCCGAGGTGGGCGGGTTCCACGAGTTCGGCGTCTCGCCATTCCAGCTCCGGAGCGGCGCGGTGCATCCCGGCATCCCGCAGCGCAGCTTCATCCGCGCCTGGTTCGACGAGTCCCAGGCCTTCATCGCCGAGACGCTGCAGTCGCAGATGGCGCTGGTCGTGGCCGGCAAGCTCACCGCCGAGAAGGCCGGCGAGCGCATTGCGCTAGCGTTCGAGGGCAGCGTCAAGCAGCGCATCTCCCGCGGCATCCCGCCCCCGAATGCTGCGGCGACCATAGAGGCCAAGGGCTCGAGCAAGCCGCTGATTGATACCGGCCAGCTCCGCGCGGCCGTGCGCGGCCGGAGCCTCGTCACCACCAGCATGGCCCGGGTGAGCGAGGCCGCGGAATGACCGCCACCCCGACCACCTGGCTCCTGTACCGGGCGGCCATCGTCGCCGCGGTCGAGGCGGCGCTGCCCACGGCCGTGCTCGCCGAGTGCGGCGTGGCCTGGGAGGACGGGCCGCGGCCGCACGCCAGGCACCGGGTGCTTCTGTCGATCGTGAGCTCGACCTTCGATGACCGGGATTCGGCGCTCGACGAGGGCGGCGACCAGCGGCTGGAGTCGATGGCCATCGTTGTCGTGCAGCTCAAGGCCGAGTCCGCGCACGACAGCGGGGATCTAGACGCGCTCTGGCTCATCGAGCAGTGCCGCCTCGGCCTTCGCAAGGTGAGCGTGCGGGAAGCCCTCGAGACCGCCGGCATCCTCATCACGGTATTCCCGCGGAGCACCCGGAACATCGGCGGGATCGCCGACGATCACGCCATGAGCGTGCATGCTCTCGAGTTCACCACCTGCTGCACGTTCGTGCTCACGACCACCGAGGACGCGGGCCTCATCGAGCGCTTCACCGCCGAGGGCACGCTGGAAGATCCCGCGGGCCTAGACATCGACATCGAGATCGATCTGGTCGATCCAGATCCGGAGCCGGTATGACCTTCGAAAGCAAGCGCCGATCCTTTGGGGCACCGTCCGCCACTCGCCCGCCGCTGCGCGGACCGAAGGGTGACAAGGGCAACCCGGGAGCAGTCGGGCCGGCAGGCGCCGATGGCGCACTCGTCGCCGGAGCGCGTCACGTGCACGAGTTCGGCGCCATCGCCCGCGGCATCGGTGACACCGTGTCCGCCGATGAGTGCACCGCCAACACGGTCGCTCTCAACGCCGCGTGCGCCGCAATATTCGCCACCGGCGGCACGCTATTTTTCGGCGGCGGCGGCGAGACGGGCGCCGTGTACCACGTCAACGGACCGTGGGGCTTCGTGGTGACGGAGGACACCAACGTGCGGGTGACCCTCCAGGGGCTCGGCCCGTTCCCGGGCGCGCTGGTCTATAGCAACAACACCAGTCAGGAAAACTTCCGGCTTCACTCCACGATCCCCAACATCCGAAACATCTACGTCAAGGACATGCAGTTCCTGGGCGGGCGCACGGCGGTGAGCCTGGTCCGCTGCTTTTATTCCCGGTTCGAGCGCTGCTGGTTTTGGGGCGCCACGCAGTTCGCGGTGCAGATCGCGTATGGCGGTGACCTGGTGTTTCACGGATGCTTCTTCACAGAGACCGGAGCATTTGGAGACGCGCTTTTCCTCTACGCCGCTCAAGCGCTCTTTAGCGATACGACCTGGGGCGAGGCCGGCGGCGGTGTGGTCATGTTCGACTCGGCACTCATGATCAAGGGCGGGGTATTCCAGGCCGCGTGCTTCTACCGCGGCAAGGACTACACGGACTATTGGACCACGCCCGGAACGCCGGTCACGCAAAGCCTGGCTTTTTACTACGGCGAGGAGTCGTGCATCATTGCCGCGAACTCCGACCTCGACATCGATTGCCGCATGTACGTGGTGAAGATCGGCATATCGATCGACCTCGGGCACAACATCAAGATCGCCGGGCAGTTCCTCACCGACGGCGCAGCGTTCGAGGGCTTCATCAACGTGATGCGGAACTCCGCGGTCGCGCTGAAGGTGGACGGGCAGTTCCGCTGGAACTTCCAGACAGGCTACTTCATCAAGGAAGTGGCCGCGCTCCTACATGACTCGATGATCAACGCGCAGTTCATCAACCAGGGCGGCACCATCACTGCGCTCGGCACCTCGGCTCCGGCGCTGGTGAACCCTGGAGGGGAAAACAACCTGGTCACGACCCGCACGTTTACCGTGTGATCCCACCAATAGTGCCCGGGCTCGACCGCGCCGCAGCCCCACTAGCTGCCGGCGCAGGCCCAGGGCACGCCACCGTTGGGTCATTCCGCCGTGGTTGCCGGGCCGGGTGCCCCTTACGATCCGGGGATGCGGCACGCTGAAGCAGCCCGGGATCACAACAAGGCCGAAGGGCTCACGTTCCGGGGCCAGGGCTTCAGCGGCATGACGGGCACCATGGCGGCCGCGCTGGCCAACGCCGCGGCGGTGTTCGCGGCGCGCTATCCGCTGGTGGCCACGCACCGCTTCCTCGTGCAGTGGATCCACCTCCACTACGTGACGCTCGTCGGCTACACGGTGCCGTTCACCGCGGGCCGCTCGCTCATCTGCAAGCGCGGCAGCGGCGGGGATGCCTCGAGCGGCACGGACATCTCGGTCGTGCGCAACCAGTCGGACCTCACCTCAGAGAACCTGCTCACCGGGCAGGTCGCCACGACCGGCGCGCTCACGATGACCTCCGTCTCGTTCGAGACGCCCGTGAAGGCAAGGCTCCTGCTGGCCCAGGCGGGCAACGCGGGCAACGACTACGATGAGATCTGGACGTTCGACGAGCCGTTCATCCTCTTGCCCGGGCAGCTCCTGGGCATCCTCGCCGGGCAGGCCTTCGATGCTGCAGGGACCTGGCAGCTGAGCGTCAAGGGCGGCGGCGTCGAGGTCCCGTGAGCGGGCTGTCGCTGTCGTACGGCTCGCGACCACGTCGGCGCGCACCATTCGACCCCTCGACGCTGAGCGGGATCATCGGGGCGATCCTCGACCCCGCACACGCCAGCACGGTGGTCACGGGCTTAGGCGTCTCTTCACTGGCGGACGAGCTCGGCGGCAGCCCCGCGGTGCAGTCCACGGACGGACTGCGCCCGCCCCGGGTCTCGGCCACCAACGGTGAGCTGGTGCTCCAGGGCGTCAACGACGTGCTGATGTGGCCCGCCAGCAGCGCCAACAACCAGCTCGTGACGTGGGGGTGGTGCGGGCACCTGCTGCTCGACAATCTCACCGCTTCGAAATACCTGCTGCGCTACGGCCCCGGCGGCTCCACGGATCCGGTCGCCACCGACAGCCACAATCTGCGCGTCCTCGGAGACGAGTCGCTCTTCCTGCAGGTATTCACCGATGCAACGGGAGGGCAGGCGCGCAATGCCTCGATGGCCGGCGGCGCGCTGGACTCGACCAGCTACAAGTTCGTCACCCTGGAGATGAACCTGGCCCTGGTGGGAGAGGCCAACCAGGTCGTCATCACCGTCGAGGCCGCAGTGCAGGCGCTCAACTTCGCCAATTCGATCGGCGCCCCGGGAGCGATGCCGGCGGCCCTGCAGGGACAGCCCGGCGGCTCCGACATCATGCTGCTCAACAACCGAACGAACGCCAACCTGGCGCCCTGCATTGGGAAGCTGGGTCGGCAGTACATCCTGAAAGCGGCCATGCCTGGAGTGACGCGGGGCCTGCTCACGACAGCCGCCCGAGAGTATTTGAGGCAGCTGCGGCGCCCCGTCGCGTGAGCACTCCTGGTACGAACGTCGCTCCAGCGTTGGGTCATTCTGCCGTGGTTCAGCGGCCGGCTGACCCCTACGATCCGGGGTGATGCGTACCCAATCCGCACGGCTCCGGGTGACCTAATGTCGGGTATCGCGGACATCATCGCGGTCTCCATCACGATCCAGGACTCGGCACCCAAAGCCGTCGAGTTCGATACGATCGCGATCATGTGCAAGGCCCCCTTCGCGGGCGGGCGGCTCTACCCGATTACCCCCCAGGGCCTGGCTGCGATGGTGACCGACACCTTCAGCACGAGCTCGCGCGCGTACCAAATCATGGGGCGCATGGCGGGGCAGGTGGGCGGCGCTGCCGAGGCCTACGTCTGGGGCAGGACGGCGCAGCAGACGCAGCTGCTGGAGCTCATCCCGGACATCACCGTCCTCGCCGTGGGCTCGGTGATCGCGTTTTCGATCTCCTACGCTGGGGTTACCTCCAGCATCTCGGTGACGGTGGCCGCCAACACGGTCGACGCCATCTGCGATCTGCTGGTGACGGCCATCGGCGCCAGCGCCGCCGGCATCGCCGGCATCGTGGCGACTCCCGACAATGCGACGGCCACCAAGATCACCTTGAGCAACGCCGTGCCCGGCACCTTCGTGCAGCTGGACGGCTTCCCCAAGAGCATCATGCTCGAGGACGTCTCGGTCGCCGGCACGAGCTTCGCCAACGAACTGGCCGCCATGAAGGCCGATCTCGGAGAGGCGGTCTACGGCCTGCTCATCGATGGCTTCTCGCAGACCGAGATCGCCCTGGCTGCCGCCTTCGCTGAAGCCAACGGCATGATCTTCCTCGGCCAGTCCGCGGACAACGAGATCACCACCTCGGACACCGACGACATCGCGACGACCATGAAGACCGCCGGCTACAACCGGAGTGCGGTCTGCTTCTCCCGCTACATGAGCGGAGACTTCGCAGCCGCGCTCCTGGGGTACCAGCTCGGCCAGACGCCGGGCTCCTCCAACTGGGCCATGACGCAGCTGTCGGGTGTCTCGGCCGACGTCCTCACGAGTGCCGCTCACACCATCGCTCGCGGCAAGCGGGCGCTGACCTACACGACCGATCGCGGCGAGGCCCACACCTGGGACGGGTTTGCGGCGTCGGGTCGCTTCTTCGATCTGACGCACGGCGCGGACGCCTTGAAGGCGGACATGGAGACGCGCTGCTACCAGGTGTTCCTCAACGCCAAGAAGGTGCCCTTCAACGCGACCGGCGTGGCGATGCTGGAGGCCCCGATGCGCGCTGCGCTCACGGCGGCCGAGGGCAACGTCTCCGAGGCGGGGCTCATCGAACCCGGCTGGACCGTGACGATGCCCAACCTGGTTGGGTACTCGGCGGTGGACAAGGCCGCGCGCCATCTGCGCACGGCCTACTTCACGGCGGTGCTCACGGGCGCCGTCAACAAGCTCACCGTGGCCGGGACCCTCACGCTATGAGCGCCGACCACATCCTGCAGTTCTTTGCGCACGAGCACCTGCCGCCGCATCTGGCGGCGGTGAGCAGGCCGTTCTGCGAACTGGCGCACGCCATCGTCTCCGGCGACAACATCGTCGAGAGCGGCAGCGTGACGTTCGGTCCGCCGCTGCCGCGCAACCCCGAGCGCACCGTCGCGCTGCGCAAGCTGCTCGAGTCCAAAGACGCCGCGGTCCGAGCCCTCATCGCCAAGGACGTCACGTGAACTTCGACATCAACGGCTGCGAGTGTAACTTCGCTCTGATCCCGCTCAAGAACGGGCTGGTGTCCGTGGAGATCACCCCGGAAGGCCCGGCCTACGCCGACGACATCGGCGCCGACGGGCAGGTCTGCCGCAACGCCACCAACGAGTGCCGGGCGACGGCCAACGTGACCTTGAAGGGCTTCAGCCTGGAGAACCAGAAGCTCTCGGCGGTGTGCGGCCTCGACCGCGGCAGCTTCAACGGCGCGGGCATCGCACCCTTCCTCTTCCGGGACGGCAACGGCTCGAGCCTGTATGCCACCGACCAGGCGTGGATCATGGGCATGCCCGCCAAGACGTTCGGCGCGGGCCCGGGTGACGTCGTCTGGGCGATCCGCCTGGTGCTGAGCTCGCCGCTCAACTGGGTCGTCGGCGGGAACTAAGCCATGGCCACCGAGTTCGAGATTGAGGGCCGCCGGTTCGAGGTGAAAGCCTTGGCGCCGGAGGACTCGTGCCTCGGCCTCGAGATTCTGGGCAAGCTGCTCGGCCCCGCGATGCTCTCCGCGCTCACGGGCGTGACGGCCGAGATGACTCCCGAGGAGATCGGCCAGCAGCTGGACTACGGCTCTCTCGTGGCGTCCCTCGTGGGGCAGGCGAGCCAGCTCTCCGCGCTGCTCAAGCTCTTCGCCCCGGTCACCAAGTTCGACCGGGCAAACAACGGCAACCTGGTCGACATCAAGCTCTTCACCGGGGAACTGTTCGGCGGGAGAATGGATCTCCTCATCGCCTTCCTCGTGCAGGCGGTGCGGGCCGAGTACACCTGTTTTTTAGGTGGAAGCAACGCCCTCGGCCCGCTGCTAGCGGCGTTCGCGAAACCCTCCAAATCCCCGACGGCGCCCACGCCCTGATCTGGAGAATCGTCTTGGACGCGCGCATCCCGGACGGGCTGACCGCGATCCGGCAGACGTGGTGCCTGCAGGACCTCCTGCACGCGCATGACTTACTCGACGAGCTCGACGCGGCCCAGGCCCGGACCGAGGCGCGCGTAAAGGCCGAGCAGCAAGCCGCGCAAGCGGCAGCCAAGGCGGCACGAGGATGAGCGAAGCGCTCCGCTCCCTGCTGGCCGAGTTCGTCGTCAACGTCGACAAGGCGGGCGAGCTCGCCAAGGGCAACGAGGCCGTCACCGCGCTGAAGGCCCGGCTCGGCGAGCTCGTCGCCGAGTTCGCGAAGGTGAAGGTCCCGGCGCAGCAGGCCGCCAAGGCCGCCGGGGACGTGTTCGCGCGTGCCGCTCAGACGGCGCAGCGCAACCTGCAGGCCATCTCGGCAAGTCAGCTGGGCGGGCGCGCGGACAACTCCGGCTTCGGCGCCCTGGCGGGCCTGGCCAATCGCCCCCAGCAGGGCCCGGTGCTGCCCGCTGGCGTGGCGAAGATGCGCGCGGCCGAGCAGGCCGCCGCCGCCTACGCGCAAACCCTCCGGGGCAAGCTCGCGGGAGCCGTCGCCCAGGTCCGGGCGGGATTCAACGGAGGCGGCGGCAGTGGGGGCGGACCTGGCCTGCTCGCCAGCCTCACCTCGGTCAAGGCCGGGCTCATCGGGCTCGGCGTGGGAGCGGCGGCGCATGGCGTGAAGCGGCTCGTCGATGGCATCGGCGACATCCGGGAGAGCGCGCAGCGCCTCGGGGTCACGACCGGCACCTTCCAGCGCCTGCGGGTGCTGGCCGAGCAGAACGGCACCAGCGTCGGGGCGCTCGGCACGGCCTTCCGCAACCTGGCCAACTCGGCGGTGCAGCCCACCAAGCAGTCGGAGGCTGCCTTCACCAAGCTGGGCGTCTCGGTCAAGGATGCCCAGGGGCAGTTTAAAACCACCGACGATCTGTTCTTCGAAGTGTCGGCCGCGCTCGCCGACGTGGGCAATGAGACCGAGCGCAGCGCCCTGGCGCAGGATCTCTTGGGACGGAGCGCCCAGGAGCTGAAGCCCATCTTCGCTGCCGGCCGCGTCGAGATCGACAAGCAGCGCCAGGCGCTGGCCGCCATGAACGTGCTGAGCGATGAGACCATCGCCCAGGCCGACGATCTGTCGGACTCGTGGAAGGCCGTGGGCCCGTCGCTGCTGGCCGCAGCCGAGCCGCTCCTGCAGCTGCTGCTGCCAGCGCTGAAGTGGCTCACGGAGTCGTTGACCAAGGGCGTGGAGGTGGTCGGCAAGTTCCTGAAGCAGACGGATTTTCTGGCGGTCGGACTCACGGGGCTCGCCGTTGCCCTCACGACCTATGTCATCCCCGGGCTCGGCCTCATGATCGCGCTCGGCGGCGGCGCCACGCGGGTGCTGTTCGGCATGGCCGGCGCGGCGGCAAGCGCGGCGGTCTCGTTCGCTCGCTTCGTGCTGCCGCTGCTCTTCATCGAGGACTTTATCGGCTTTCTCAATGGGTCGGACTCGGTCATCGGCAGGACGCTCGACGCGCTCTTCGGCAAGGGTGCCAGCACGGCCGTGATCGATGCGCTCGCCAAGGCGTGGGAACTGCTCGCCTCATCGGTGAAGATCGTGCTCGAGGCGCTGCACCTCTGGAATCCAGACGACGCGGACAAGGCGCAGCAGGAGCGCGCGAATAGCACCTGGCAGGGCTCCAACTTCCAGCGGCTGTTTCAGAACATCGGCGACGCCTTCGCCACGATGGGCGCCGCCGGCGCACCCGGCGGACAGTTCGGAATGGCGGGCGGGATGCCCATGCCGGGGCCGTCGCCGAAGACCAGTCAAAACATGTCCGTCGCTCCGACCGTCACGGTCGGCGACAACGTCGTGAACATCAGCATGGCCCCGACATCGAGCGCGAGTCAGATCGCCAGCACGGTCGGCACGGAGCTGCAGTCCAATCGGGACGCGATCCTGTCGGCGTATCCGGAGTGAGCTGATGGCCGACGATCTCATCTCCTACGATGGCGGGTTCCTCGCCTGCGACATGCTCGCCGACGCATCGATCGACGACACGAGCGAGCTCACGCGCTTCCCCATCGAGTCCGGATCCTTCATCAGCGATCACATGATCCGCCAGCCGCGGACGGTCTCTCTCACGCTCGTGCAGACGGAGACGCCGCTGCGGGAGACCAAGGGCTTCGCGCTCGCCCTCCAGTCGCTCTCCTACCAGGAGCGCCCCGCGGCGCAGCAGACCAACACGGCGCCGGTCCGGCAACTCGAGTTCCGTCCGACGTCGCTCTTCGCGCTATCGCAGGGCGCCCAGTCTTTGCTCTTTGGCGGGCCGCCGACGGAGCTGAAGGTCACCGGCCAGAAGTCAGACGCGCCGCTCGCCGGAAAATCCCTGAGCGTGCACGTGCTCTCCGCCGGGGCTCCCGTGGCGCGGGTCAACGAGTTCCACGCCCAGCTCCTCGGGCTGCTCGGGAGCGCGGCGCCCGTGATCGTGACCGTCAAGGGCGCGTCCTACGTCGATCTGGTGGTCGTGGGAGTCAAGCGCACCGACGCCCAGGGGCAGGTCGGCAAGGCCACCTTCGCCGTCGAGCTCCAGCAGATCGCCACGGTCGAGACGCAAACGGTCGATCTGCCGCCGGTGCCCAAGGCCAAGGCGCCCAAGCAAGCCGGGCCGAAGCCGGCGGTGCCCGCCAAGCTCACCACCGAGGAGAAGGCGACCATTTCGCTGCAAATCGTCCAGGGCGCGGGCGGCTTCACGGGGCCGAGATAATGCTGGTCATTCCCACCTTCTCCGGCGCCGACGCGGTCGAGGCCTACGACCAGCGCACCCAGCTCGAGGGCGTCGAGTACCTGCTGCAGTTCCGATACAACCTGCGCCGCGAGCTCTGGACGTTTTCGATCCTGGCCCTCGACGGCACCGACATCCTCACCGGGCAGACCGTGCACGTCGGCATCCCGCTCAATCGGCGGGCAGTGGGCGGCCCGCCCGGGATCTTCCTGGCCACCAGTGAGACCGACGATCTCGCCTCCCCGATGTTCGAGGAGCTCGGTCTGCGGGTCAAGCTGGTCTACGTGACCGCGGCCGAAGTCGCCGATCTGGGGGTCACGTGACGGCGTTCCAGCGCGCGTATCGCCTGACCGTGGGCAGCATCGAGATGGACGCCCTGGCCGGAGCCGACGGGCTCAATGCCTTTCGCATCGCCTTCAGCATCGAGCGCGACATCAAGCGCCACCCCAACAACGCCGAGATCCAGGTCTACAACTTGACGCCCTCCAACCGCGCCGCCCTGGCCAAGCTGGCGAGCGTGCGGGTGCGGCTCGAGGCCGGCTACGTCGACGACGTCGGGGTGCTGTTCGACGGGGAGCTCCGCTCGGCGCGCACCACCAAAGAGGCCACCGAGTTCGTCACCCGCGTGTCCGGCGGAGACGGCGATACCAAGTGCCGCAGCGCCCGCATCAACAAGACGTTTTCCAAGGGAACGCCCATCGGCACCGTGCTCAATGAACTGGGCAAGGCGCTCGGCGTCGGCCCTGGCAACCTGAAGGACTTCACCGGGGCCACCTTGGCCAACGGCAGCAAGACGCTCAAGCGCTCGCTGACCTTGTCGGGGGCCGTGTTCGACGAGCTGGAGCACGTGACCCGTTCGTGCGGGCTGCAGTGGTCGGTGCAGGACTCGGCCTTGCAAATCAGGGAGGCCGGTCTGCCCGTGGGCGATCGGCAGGGGCCGCTCTTGCGCCAGGACTCGGGGCTCGTGGGAACGGTGGAAGTCGAGACGGTCGCCAAGGCCGAGCCGGGCTTCGCTGCTGGCAGCACCAAGGTGACCGGCGTCTGCCTGCTCCGCGGCGATCTGATCCCCGGTGTGCCGTTCCGCGTCGAGAGCGAGGCCTTCACCGGCAACCTGGTCTGCACGGCGACCGTGCATCGGGGCGACTCGGTATCGGTCGACTCCTGGGGCATCGAGTTCACCGGGAGACCCTACAAGTGAGGCGCACATGAACACCCAAGTCATTCCCATCGTGCAGCAGGGCGGGCACGTGCATGCCCTCGGGCACCGGGTCGCGCTCGACAACGGCGGGGTCGCCGAGCTCAAGGCGCGCTGCCTCGAGACCCTGGCGAAGCTCAAGGATCCGCCGGATGAAATCCGCTTCCAGTTGCCGCTCGTGTCCGTCGCGGTGCTGGCCGCCGCGCTGGCCCCGAGCGAGCGCGCGGCCTCGCCCTCCGACCGGCACCCGGCGCCCCAGGTCCAGCCGCCTCCACTGGCCGCGGCAGCAGGGCAGAAGGGGCGCAAGCGCGGCTAATGGCTGATCCTCGCCAACCGTCCTGGGGGCAGGTGTTCGACACCATCCTCTCGGCTCGCCTGCGCTCGGTGCACACGGCGATGGTCGGCGAGATCCGCTCCTACTCCGAGGCGGACCAGACGGCAGAGGTGACGCTCGCCGTCCAGCTCGAGACGAGCGACGGGCAGTTCGAGGCGCTGCCGCCGCTCGGGGATGTGCCCGTGCTCTGGCCGGGAGCCTGGGCCGCGGGCGACACTTGCCTGCTCGTCTTCTCCGAGGAGAGCTTCTCCAAGTGGTGGGACACGGGCAGCGTCGAGCAGCCCGAGGTCCTCCGGCGGCATGGGCTGCACGCGGTGTGCATCCCGGTCGTCGCGCGCGCGGGAGACGCGGTGCAGTTCGTGGCGCTGGCCAACCTGGTGGACGCTCGGCTGGAGACCATTCGCACGACCTGGACCTTTCCCACTGGGGTGGGCCCGACGGGCACGGCCGCTGCCGGCGGTGTGCCGGCGCTCGATTCGGTCGCGGCCGAGAAGGTGAAGGCGCGATGACTCTATCGGCGGCCACCTTAGAGTCCGAGCTCGGCTCGCTCACGCCGACCATCAGCGAAGCCACGGCCATCACTCGGCTGGTCGACGCCTGGGAGGAGTACTTCGGAGACGCCACGGTGAGCGGCGCTCCCCTCGTGCCGGCCAGCATCAGCGGCGGGCTCAGTGCCATGGCAGCGGCGCTGGTGGGGCTCTCGGCGCCCGGCGCCGCTGCTGCCAAGATCGCCGCGGGCACGAGCGCCTTCTGGTCGACCCAGGCGGCGCTGGCGACCGCCATGTGGGTGACGGCCCCCGTGGTGCTGGTGCCTCCGATCGTCCCGCCCCCGGGGCTGGCGTCGCTCTCGAGCACGCTCGCCGCAGTGTTTGCTGCCGGCCCCTATGACTTCGACGACGCCATGGGCCACATCGCCAGCGCCTGGCATGCTGCCTCCACGGGCGCCCTCGTACCGGGCTCGGTGCCGCCGGCGCCGCCCGCTCCCCTGGTGGTGACATGATCTGGGTGCACCTGTACAAGGACGGCAAGCTCCTGCTCATCTGCCCGGCAACCGAGGCGCAGATGTGGGGCTTCCTCGAGTGCGGGTACTGGTGGGAGTACGTGCTCGTTCCGGAGGAGGTGTTGCCATGCCCGTGATCGGTGACCTGCAACTGTCCGACGATGGGCGAGAGATCCTACTCACGCGCGGCGCTGCGATGGCGCTCCAGCAGATCCAGGTCGGCGCTCAGATCTGGACGGGCACGATCTCCTGGGACCCGGACGCGGGCCTGCCGATGCTTGGAACGATCCTGGTGAAGGGCCCCGACTTCCGGGTCATCACGGAGATCTTTCGCTCGTTCCTGCTCGACACCGACGGTGTCGTCTCGGTCGACGAGCTCTCGGTGCAACTCGAGCGCGCAACGCGCGAGCTCACCGTCCGCTTTCGGGTAACCTGCGAGGACGGCGAGAGCGCCCAGGATGAGGTCGCTTTCGCGATCGCTTGAAGGAACACGATGCCCGTTACCGACACCGGCTACACGCCTCGCACGCTCGACGCGGTGCTCACCAGCATCCAGGGATTTCTACGGGACAAGATCTCGGCGAAGCTCACGCTCACCGAGCGCACCGTCCTCGGCAATGTCTCGAACCTCATGGCCGACCACGTCGAGCAAATCGAGGCGCTGGCGCTCGAGTGTTACCATGCCTTCGATCCGGACAACGCCAGCGACGATCGGCAGGTCGCTCTCTCTAATCTGACCGGCGTCCCGCGGCGCGGCCTGAAAAAAGGCCTGGTGACGATGAGCCTAGACATCGACGCCTCGCAGTCCTACGCGCCGGGCGACATCGCGATGCACGTGATCGACGAGCCGACGAATCGCTGGCTCAACCGAGACACCGTGGTCACCACGACCGCGGGCCTGTACCCGGCCGTGTTCGAGTCGGAGTTCGCGGGCTCGGCCGCCATTGCCGAGGCCCTTACACTCACGGTCATCGCAACGCCGGTCTCTGGTCTCAACTCCGGCACGAACATTCTGGCCGCCACCCCGGGCGAGGACATCGAGGCGATCCCGGCGCTGCGCATTCGGCGGGAGGGCGCGGTATCGATCGGCGGGTCCCGCACCCGCGGCGCCATCCGGGCCAAGCTCTTGCTGATCGAGGGCGTGCTCTCGGCCGAGGTGTTCGAGAATATCTCCAACGCGGTCGACGCTGATGGCATCGGGCCGCACGGCATTCGGGCCATCGTCTGGGACGGCTCGCCCGCAGCGGCCGATGACGACGCGATCGCTCAGGTCATTCACGACCACGGGGCAGAGGGCATCCTGGCGCAGGGCGCCTTCTCGGGCACGGCCCAGGACGAGCAGCTGGGGCCGGTCACCAAGTACTTCGATCGCGCGACGGCCTCCAACATCACCGTCGCGGTCGACATCGAGAGCGCCACCGGGGTCGCCATCGACGACGTGAAGGCCGCCATCTTGGCAGCGATGCCGACGCGGGTCGGACGAGAGGTGACGTTCCACAAGCTCGCCGGCAGCGTCTTCAGCGTGCCCGGCGTGGACGACTATGTGACCTTCACCATCAACGCGGGCACGTCCGATCTGGCCGCGGTGCAGAGCACCATCTACCTCCTGGACGAGTCGGACATCACCGTCACCGGGGATGTGAGCTGAGCGATGGCCGAGGGCACGACCGCGATCGACACCGCGCTCTCGACCGAGGGCGACGCCGACGGCACGGACCTCATCGAGTTCACCCCGGGCACGTTCGTGCACGCGGGCGACGAGCCGAGCGGGCCGCTCGAGTACATCCGCGACCACGAGGAGATTTCCGCACGCAAGCTAGCCCCGCCCTTCTGGGGCAAGCCGTTCGTGGCCTGGGTGCTCCTGGCCTTCATGCGCGAGATCCAAGCGCTCGAGGACACCTTCTGGGACATCCTCGAGAGCCGCACGCTGGAGAACGCGGACATGACCCGGCTGAAGGTGCTGGGCAAGATCGTCGGGCAGCCCCGGCACGGGTTCGATCTGGAGAGCTATCGGCTGCTCATCGAGGCCCGGGGCCTGGCCAACGTGAGCAAGGGTCGGGCGAGCGATCTCTTGGCCGTGCTGACGCTCCTGCTCGGCGAGGGCGACTTCGTTCTATTGGCGATCGGCAACGCCACCCTCTACGTGAGCGCGCTCGCTCCGGTGGGCGACAACGGCCTGGCGATGGTCACCGAGATCTTGCCCGACACCCGAAGCGCAGGCGTCGGCCTGCAGTTCCTGTATTCGGAGAGCCCGGACGTTTTCATCTGGGGCGACGACTGGGGCTACCCCGAGGAATGGGGCTCCGTCCGGAGCCTGTAAGGAAGTCACGATGACCACCAGCTTGCAGCTACCCCGCCCCTGGGCGACCAACGTCAACTACTCGAGCGGCCCGGACACGGGCACGCCGACCAAGGTCGATCCGGCGAGTGACGCCAACGGCTTCATCAGCGGATCGGTCGCGTCGGCGGCGCACGTCAACTACCACGTCGCCCAGCTCACCCGGGCCGCACGCAGGGCGCTGGCCCTCAAGCTCTGCAAGCCGCGCCGGCTCGGCCTGACCTCGGACCAGGCAGGCGGCATCGGTGTGTGCTCGATCGGACGGGGTCTGCCTGCGATCGTCGGCAACGGCCACAGCGCTGGCGTGCCGCGCGCCTTCGACGGAGACATCAATCTCGGCGGGGTGGTGGCCTCCATCACGGGAGCGGTCAACGGCGCGGCGGTCAACGGGTCGAGCCGCATCGTGCTGGTCGGCGGTGGCGGCAACCGCAGCTGCTTCAGCGACAACGGCGGCACCGCGTGGTCCGCCGGTGGCGACCTCGGTGGCACCGGGCTGGACGTCATCTATAACAGCACGTTTTCTCGATTCCAGGCGGGTTACTCCGGACACATGCGCTACAGCTCCGACGCAACGGCGTGGACTGATGTGGTGGTCGCCGGGTACCTTGGCAAAGGTATCGGGCTGTCATCGGTTCCCAATGGTCGCGTGACCGTCGTGCAGACCGGAGTGAGCCCTGTGACCGCGTCCAAGTCTGCCAACGGAGGCACTTCGTGGGCCGCCGCAGGCACCATCGCCAACGCTGCTAGCATCACTGCCGGCAGCGTTGGTGGAGCAGGACTCGACAACATCTATCATGCGGGAGTGCTCAGCGGCGGCTCCATACAGATCAGCTCAACACCCGACGGTGTGACGTGGACTGTGGTGAACACACTCGCCCCCGTCGCCTCCAACAACTACACCGCCGCGCTCATTCGGCAGTGCCCGGACACCGGCGTGCTCTTCCTCCTGACCGGGCTGGCGACGGGTACGGTGGCTATCCTGGCGAGCCTGGACGGAGGCGCCACCTGGACCGAGCAGGTGTACGCGCCGGTGACGGCGGCCGCCTGCTACGGCGTCGCCCACGGTCGCATCTTCATCCTCAACGCTGCGGGTGAACTGTTCGCGTCCGACGGCGCTGGCTGGGAATGAAGAAAACACCATGGGAGAGAAACGCGATGCTGACCAATGAACGGACCGAACGCACCGATCACCGACCGCGATCTGTTATTCGTCGCGCTCTCGGGTGGCTTGTGGTGGATCAAGCTCACCTGGCAGCTCTGGCGCAGGACTCGGTACTTGGAAGAGGCGCTACTGCGCGAACAGCTGAAACGTTTCGAGCTCGAGAGGACGCACACCGCGCAGTGGAACGACAAGCAGAGGAGGCTGCTCGAGGCTTTCTTGCGCGGACCGAAATCCACTCTGCGCGAGCTGGTGAGCGATACCGAGACGGAGTACGAAACGAAGCCGTGACGGGCGTGCTACAGCGCACCCGGCTGGAAATCGAGCAAGAGGATCTGCTGGCTTTCCCGCTGGAACGGCTCGCCGCGGACGCTCCCGGGCTCGACGTCTCGCCTCACCCGTAGGGGTGTAGTTGGGTCATTCTGCCGTGGTTGGCCCCGAGGGCCACCCGTAGCTTGAAGTGCATGCGCAAGCTCCCCTGGCTAGTTGCACTCGGTGGGACTGTGGTTGTGAGCACCGCTTGCACGCCCGCGCTCGTACAGTGCAGGGCGGAAGCTGTGGCATTTTTGCCTGCCGATCCCGGGCAGCTCACGCCCTACGACTTGGAAGATTTAGTCGGCCGATTGAACGCGTGCGAGGCGCCCGCCGCTCCCCTGCCTCCGGCCTCGCCGGTGACTACGCCCGACGCGGGAGCCCCGTAGAGATGCCGGACGATCCGCGCAACCGTCCGCCTCCCTTGCCGCCGCGGCCGCTGGTGCCGGAGCCGTTCCGCTTGTCCGACACCCCGCCGAGCGGCGGCGTCCCGATGCAGGGGCGGCTGCTCCCGCCCGATCCGCGCGACCGTCTCATCGAGGAGATGCGCGACGAGCTCGCCGCGCTCCGGGTCGCCAACGATCACGAGACGGCCGACACCGAGCCGCCTCCGACGCGTCCGAGCGTGCGGGTGCGCAAGGCGAAGGTCGCCCGGTTCCTCGGCAAGTGGGCAGTGCTCTTGCCGGTCGTGGCGATTGCTGCCCGCGCGGCGGCGCGCGCTGCCGCCAAGCAGTGGCCCGAGGCGGCCGAGCTCGTGGACACGGCGCTGCAGGCCATCGGGCTATGATCCCCGTCGACATCGCCGCCTTCCAGCGCCTGCGGGTGGGCCCCGACGGGGCCAAGCTCCTGCCCGATGGCGCGCTCGGTCCGAAGACATACTGGGCGCTCGCCCTCGACTCGCTCCCGCAGTGGCGCGTGGACGTGGTGCTGGGAGCCCTGAAGTGGAACGGGCTCCGGGAGACGGGCGTGAACCGCGGCCCTGACATCGACGCCTGGCTCGAGGCGTGCGGCGTGGCCGTCCCGGAGGACCCCACCGCTCCCGCACCCAAGAACGCTTGGTGCGCGGCGTTCGTGAGCGCCATCCTCCGGGGCGCCGGCATCGGCTGCGCTGAGGCCAGCGTGGCGCGCCTACGGGGCAGGTTCCCGAGGACCGAGACGCCGGTGCCTGGAGACGTGATGTGCTTCGTCCGCGACGACGGCACGGGGCACTGCGGCATCGTCACGGGGGTCTCCGCCGATCGGGTGAGCACCTGCGAGGGCAACTCCAACGACGGCGTGCGTGTGGGCTGGCGCCCCCGGGAGGGCCTGGACTTCGTGGTGCCGATGGGTCAGCCGCTACCCGGCGTGTGGTCGGGACTGACCCAGCTCGGCGGTAAGACTCTCTAGTCCCGTCGGCGCGGGCCGTTCATCGGAACGATGCCTCAGTACACCCGCACCGAAACGGTCCTAGGTCTGTGCATGTTCGCGGGCGCGCTCGTGCTCGTGGGCAGGTGCGTCGTGGGCAGAGAGGCTCCCGCCGCCGAAACGTGGATCGAAACCTGCGCTGCTTCCGAGCGCGCGCAGAGCCACGTCACCGACCAGGAGTTCGATCTCGAGCGCGGCATACGTACTGGCAAGCTGTCGGCCAGCGACGTCCGCCAGCAGACGGCCACGCTCGAGGCGCGTCGGCGGATCGCTGCAGAGAAGCGCGCGGCGTGCGAGGCCGCGCAGGCGAGCCCGAATGAGTCCGCGCCGAAGCCTGCGGCACAGCGCTAACTACTTCCTCGGTGGGCGAAGCCCCTGATCGATCAAGCGCCGACGCTCTTCGGCCAGCAGCCGCCGGAGGAGATCACTCATCGAGCTGTTCAGATACCGTGCCAGCGCACGGATCTCGTCGCGCTCCTCCGGGGTGACACGCAACTGCATTTTGATGGTTGACGCATCGTTGGTGGTCAGTCGTCTCACTGGGCGCCCTTCATTGTCAGTACACCGGGTTGACGTTCGCCGCAACCGGTGGCACCATGTAGGCGCCTACACGGGCGTACTAAACTGACTCAGTGTGGCGGCCAGTGTAGCGTTTTAGTCTTGCGCCACGTAGTTGAAACGGTGCACTACGACGGGTCCGGGGCAGCGCCAATGTGGAGCACCCGAGCAAGGCGGCCCACAGCGGGCGGCGCCAGGGAGGGCTGAGTTAACGTGA